ACTAGATAACTGCACGTGTTTTTCTCGCTATTGTTTTATTATAAAAGCAAGTAATCAACCAAAGAACTGATCAAAATAATCTTGATTTGAAGTGCGTCGTCCCATGAGATATGGATCCTGGGAAGAATACTGTTGTAAAAAACCCATGGGATTCAGTGCTTGATTTAATATTCCGCCAACAATTTGCTCCTTAAGTTGTTCTTGGAATGACTTCTGCGGCTTTTCCGTTTCTCGTCCACCGCCAAGCTGAGTCCCATAAATAAAAGCTTTAAGAACATCTTTAGCCCTTGATTCAGAATCTTGATTGGTAAATGCAGTAGGACTATTGATTGGAGGCATTACATTTGGATCTACTTTTGCTTGTTTACCTGGTTTTGTATGTAAAAACTCAAGTTCATATGCATCGCCATTGACTTGCGTTTGTAATCGACCCAGGCCTTCTCCTGGTGTGTAAGTTCCATATCCTTTGTACGCAAGCTGGGTGCCACCAGGAATGCCGACATCAATACCCTTATGGAATGTAGAGGCTCCAGCGGCTGGTGCCTTTCTCTCACCATAGGGAGAAGTAATTGTAAAACTGGGAGTAAATTGACCTTGATCTTGTTTAAATAAAGGAGTTTTATCTTTACCTACCAGGACATTTTGTAAGACTGTTCTTGCAGTCATTGGATTAATATATTTACCACCCTTTTTGACACGTACGTCAAGGTGTGGTCCAGTCGTAGGAAAAATATCCTCTCCTGGATTTGCAATAACTCCAACTGGTATTAATCCTGCCATTATCTTTTTATTTTCTATTCTAAAACTAAAAACCCCTGACAGTTCCAGGGGCTATATCCGTCAAACACGTACTAAATTAGCTGCAAACACCGCATCCCAATCAATACGTTTAATTTGTCTTAACTGCTCCAGGTTATTGAACCTTTCCCCCGATAATGACATTTGTAAATCTTTAATCTCTCTTGCTGTCTTAAGGCCAATACCTTTGATATGATCAGCAATCATCTGTGGTGTTGCAGCATTTAAATTAAGACGATTATCTGGCGGAAAACTACGAGGCTCTTCTTTTGCGGCCTTGTCTTTGACTTGTAAGGTTTTTACCTTCTTTGTTGCTGCCTCATCAGGAAGCAACTCTGTCTTGTATGCGGTATAAAGACGACCATCCTGGTCTTCAACCATGAACCAATCGCCGTTATCCCATTCACTAACAACTTTTACTCGGGCGCCAGTTTTTTTGTGCTGATAAAGCATAGGACCAGATAAAACATTACCTGGTCCCATAATACCTTAATTATCAGCTAACAGTGCGTCCCAAGAGGTAGCCATCGATGTCCTCGTAGCCAGGAGCTTCATCCGGCTGGATGTAACAAGCCTCGACAACCAGGTAACCAGTGCGGCCAGCATTGGAGTCACCACTGGAAATATAGAAGCCACCAGAAGTGGTTCCAGAGAGCGTATTCTCGCGTGCAAACACCTTGAAGGTGGTAGAAGCAGTAAGCTCCTTGTACACACCGGAAACACCCACACCAAGCACACCGGAGTTGGTAGCCAGAGGATTGGTGCTATAAGCAGCAGAACCACCAGCGAAGTAAATCTCACCGGCCTGAGAACCAGAGACGGTAGAAGTCAGGTTTGCCTGAGCAACAGCTTCGCCAACGCCAGTAGAAGCAACCGGACCGCTGTTATCACGACCGAAGGTGATCACGTTGCCAGTAGCGGCATACACACCAGAAGCAACACGGCCATCACCCCAACCGGAAGCAACAGAAACAGTTGCGCGATAGACGTAGGCGGGCAGCGTGGAGCTACCAGAGACAACCATGCCGGTGATGTCGGGACGGGTGTCGTCGTTGCGATAAGGTGAAGGGACAATCACACTTGCTTCAGCAACCGCGCCAGCACCAGAAGTGGCAGTCACGGGGACATAACCACGTTGCTGGAAGTAGCGCCAACCCGGAATTGCAAGGACAGAAGTGGGGCCACCTTTGGAAGCATTGTTGCTACCGCTGTCATTGGTGTCAATGTTGCGATACCAACCGTTCAGGGGTTCGGCCCAGTTACCGGGGTAAATTTTCTTGGCGGACAAATAGGTCATTTATCTCTCCTGAATGTTTATTTCTATAGATTATCAGATGGTGCCGTCATCAGAGACAAAGCTGAATGCGGTAGTAACGAAGTCCTTGTTCAGGATCTCGAAGCCAGCATACAGTTGCCAGATGAGGATGATGAAGCGGCTGAAGTCATCGTTGTTGTTGATCAGCACCTGAGCGTTGGGGCCGCCGATACCAACACCAAGGGCTTGAGGACCAAAGAAGTAACCCTGGGCCACTTCTTGAGAAGAATAGGTAGCAGCACCACCGGAATCAAAGGTGGCCTGAACGTTCTTGCTCGGGAAGTTGGTGGATTCGAAGAACTTCACACCTTCAAACTGGACGCCAGTAGGCATCACGGGCTCACCAGCCAGGAAATAAGCCTGACCAGCTTGGGGACCCATGTAGAAGCTGGCGTTGTTAGGCATCATGGGATTACCCATGTACATGCCTTGACCAGGATTACCTGCGTAACGTGCAATTTCACGGAAGTCACTATCACGACGCAGATGCATCATGAAGGTGGGATCGCAGATACAACGATAAAGACCGTCGGCGTAGGTGGGAACGTTACGCTTGCGGAGGTCCTTGACAACAGTCAGAAGGTCGGTGCGAACAGAGAACTGCTGGACCTGATTACCATACTCAGCAGAGGTGTAACCAATACGGCCAGAAGCATCTTTGGTCTTGCCGCCAGCAAAATAATATCCACCTTGAGAGGTAGAGGCAGCACCGTTGGCTTCAGCTTTGGAGAGTTCGTCAATGAAGACGCGATCACGCCAGCGGCGATAGTCATCGAGCAGGGTCAGAGAACCAATGCTCTGGTGGAACATATTCAAGTTACCGGTATCCAGCAGCAGACGCTGAGCGGTAACAAGAGTTTCACGAGCAATTTTGAAAGTAGAGGGCTGGGTCGGATCACCCGGATCCGCAGGACCGGTGTACTCTTTCAGCACAACAAGCACCTTCTCTTTGGTGATGTTGCGGCTGTTGGCAGTACCAATGGTCTGGTCGGACACGCGCTCGCGGCTGTCCTTGGTACCAGGGGTACCCCAGAACTTATAGCGGTCTAACTGAACAGTCTGACCAGGCTGACGAGTGAAGTCATGGACTACCACAGGCTCTACAGCCATTTCGGCAATGTAGGCAGGATGCGGACGGTAAAGCTCCGCACCAAGAATCTTGGGAAAGTCGGTATCAATGAACACTTTTGTTTATCCTCCAGGATCGCAGGAAATTGTTATCGGGTGGAAGATTCAGACATTCGATTTTAATGTCTTATCTAACACAAATTTTAGCAGCCGGTAATTTTACTAAACTACCGGCTATTTATCACTCCATTACAAACAATTTGTTTGCAACGGTTTGGGGTTGAGCTTGGTTCAGAAGGCGCCAGGCATTCTGAGGATCAACACTCATTTGTTCACTAAAGCTGCCCCAGAAGTTTTCAGGAGACTGGGGAGCTGCTGCTGCCGGAGGAGCAGGGAACTGATTGTTAACTTCAGGTTGAACCTGCTGGGTGGGATAACCACGAGTTTCAAGCTGAGCTTCGTTTTCGTACACAGGGTACGGACCTTCCGGACCGAAGAACTTCAGAGTGTAATCACTCAGAACATCAGGGTTGGTCAGGATTTCGTTGTAAGCGAGGTTCTCCTGGTGCTCGTTTACAGCGAAGTTGGCATAGCCTTTAATTGCCTCTTGAGCGCGACTTCCCCATGCCACGGCGCTGTCCAGCATTCCTTCCAGGTTTAGTGCGTACTGGTTCAGAACTGCTGGAGCCTCGATCCCGAACGCGTCCATCACCTGACGGCTCTCGTTGCTCATCCCCACCAGGTCGGCCACCTGCTCCAATGATGGAGTTGAGGAGGTTTGGGAATAATTGGGCGAGGATTCCTGGCTGGGAGACCAGGTCAGCGGAGCCGATTGTGGCGTAACTTGGCTGTTGGGTTGACCGTAGTTCGCCGGGGTATATTGTGTCGTCGGCTGAGAGGGTTGACCCTGGAACGGGGACTGGACTGGAGCGCTCAGTAGATTCACCACCTTGTTGAACGCCGACTCCCAGGGGTTGGCCTGAGGTGCCGCCGGTTGGGATTGGGGGGCGTACTGAGTAGGGCTGGATTGGTAGCTGGGGGCTGCCTGAGGTACCGCTTGGGGGTAGCTCGTACCCACTTGATACTGACCCGGAGCTGCCTGCGGTGCCACCTGCTGAGGTGCCGGAGCTGCCGCCACGTAGCTGCTGGGGGCGACTGCCGCTGGTACTTGGCTCGTCGGTTGGGTCGATTGGACGGTAGCGTCCTGCATAACTCATCTCCTTTTGTAAAGCTTCTAACGTCCGATATAGATATGGTGTTAAATCTAATCGGGGATCCGCAGCCATCGGAAGATCCGGTGATTGCGGGTGAGGGGTTTGCATCATTCCCCCCACGAGGCGAGCGAATTGAGAGTATGCACCCTGTAGTTCGTTCACCATCCTGAACGGGAATCCGGATAACATCTCGGCCCGCTCCTCATCCGTTTTTGAAGGGAAGAGGTACTTCAGTGCTTCAATGCTATCAACACCTAATTCCTGTAGGTTACGTACAACAATAGAATTGTTCAAAATGTCCTGAGTAGAATCTTCATACACAGGACCCATCCAACGCCATTGGATTGTAACGTCACCGTCGGGAATTAGTCCCACGATACCAGGAGGGATCTGTTGTGTCTGAAGAATGGCCATCATCAATCGTTTGACCTGTTCTTCAAACATTTCCATGGCCTGGTTGTAAGCAGCCATGTCTTCTTGAGTAGATGTCTCAGGTAGATCCAAGGGTTTCTCCAGCCCTGCGGCTGCAGCCAATGTTTCCTTAAACATCTTTTCTTCCTGATAAATAATTAACTCCAGACAACGACAGATACCATAAGTATATATCGAGTTTGCTTTCTTTTTCGATGTTGCGGCAACACGACCAAATAATGATTTATATTCAGTTGCTGTTACACCAGCAGAAATTGACAGTTCATCAACACCACCAAGAGCCGTCCTGATCTCTTCTCGATACTGTCTTGAGAAGGCATTCTGATCTCCAGTAATTGCGTCTGGAACAATATAACCAACACGGTCATTGGGTTCCAGGTTGGCAATAACCCTTGGAACTCGGATCTGACCATCGATACCTCTAGAGATTGGATCTGCTTTAAATCTTGATTGGCTTAATGGTCCAGCACCACCAAAACCTGAGTTTGCCGCAATAGAAGGGCGTTGTACAACAGCTTCTCCACCTGCTTCCATCAAATCGGTTTTGGGCCTGGATGAAAGAAGTGTTGGATTACCAAAGAACTGTACATTCTTCCGCATGGTGCGGATCATTTCATCATGCGTACAAATATGATTTGCTAACGCATCAAATTCACCAACTCCTTCTGCAGAGAAACCTTTTGCATTGTTAAAGATTTCTACACACGGAATAAAACCAAGTGTATTTTTAAACGTTTTAGTTTTACCGCCCATCGCCTGATAGTTGGTATCAAAAGAAAGCTCACCTTCTGAATGAGTTTCTTCAATCGTTTTGCGTTTAATCGAAAGACGAATATATCTCTTGGCGCCAGCGTTGCCCATACTTGCCGGACCATTGATGCTAGCAGTATCAATGTCCTGCTGGTATCCCATGCCACGACGTACTTTATAGCTGTAAATGATTACGACTTCATCCAGCTCACCGTCGATGTTGTAGAAGCTGCGGTACTCGTGGCGACGGAAATAGTACAACCTGTAATTTGTTTGCGTAGGCCGGATATAAAACATACCCTGACCATCGCATAGAAAATAATCCCAGATTGAATCTAAGCGTGTATCGAGTTGATTGTATTTAATTACACGAGTAACAAAATCTTTGCGCTGATTACCAAAGTTATCTTGTGCTGGAAAAAATTCAACACCCTGACGAATGCCGAACAGCTTCATTTGAGCTAAATGTGACGCAACAATTCCAGTATCAATTGCATCCCCACCGTCTTTTTCAAGGTAGGAATCAATGATTTCTTTAAGCCTGGATTTTGCGTCGCCAGCCATTAACTATCCTTCTTTTTTTCTTTGTACATCTTAGCAGATCTCGCTGCTTTACCAGCTTTTTTGGCTGCTTCTGTATTTGGCACAAACTGTTTGCCTTTACGACTAGCAGTTTTTTTCTTTTCGTCTGTTTCTTTACGTTGCTCAGGCGTTAATTTGGCCCAGGCTTTTTCTGGCAAATAACGCTCAGTTCTTCCTTTCTCGATTGCTTTGTCAGCCATGTTAATTCAAGTAAGGGATTCGACCTTTTAATAATTGCCCAAATGCATAACGCGCTTCATTTGAAATTGCTCGCGAAGCCTTTGCTCCTATATCTGTTTTGGGATTTGCTTTAACAGCAGGCAGCCAAGATACAGGATTATTTGCGGCTTTTTCTGCCAGTACATCAGTTAATGAGCCAGTCCGTCCTTGACCAATTAAAGCGGCACCTGTTGCTACTGGCCCAGCCAAACGCGCAATAGGTGCGACTGCTTTAGCAAGTCCCGGAGCAAATTTCCCAGCGATTGGCATTGCGGATTTAATACCAGCCTCTGCTATGGCTCCACTTGCTACATCTTTTGCAAAAGCACCTGCAGCTTTATCGTAACGATTTTTTTCGATTGATTTAACAACTTCTGGATCCATTAAAGAAGTTGATGCGCCAAGCAATGCCCCTGTTGGATTTTGTTTGATTAAATTTTTACCACCTTCAATAATGGCACCAAAGGGATCTACTCCATAAATTTGTTTTAATTTGATAAAGTCAATATCGCCTTTCATTCCCCTTTGATGAAAAGGAAAAGTATTTTTTGCTTCTACGACGTACTTTGCACCAGGTCGTGAAAAAACCTCTGACTCTGCAGCATCTGGTGAAATTAAATAGTTAAATTCTCCGGGAGAATTAGATTGCACCTGAAATAAAACTTTTTGTTTTTTATTTTCTAGTGCTAATTGTTTTTTAAACTCTTCATCATTTAAAGAAAAATCTAGTGGTGCGCCTTCGTTAACAAAAGGTCCTGCAATGTTAATGTCTGGACTAAAAGATCTAAATCGAGATGATTCAATCATATCTCCCACAGAGGGAGAGGTGTTAAGTTTCGTACCCCTGTACAAAGGTCCTTCTTTTAATGAATAAGAATATGTAGGGTTTGGATTATTTTGAGCAATGTCCGTTAAAGCGTTAATACTTTGAACTGAAGCTGTATTTTTCCAATGGGGCTCAAACTTAATATAATCATTTAAAAATTGAAAAGCCTGGGGATTTGCGCCTTGTTTTATTAATTGGTTTTCGTATTCAAAACCATCCTTCGTTGAAAGGCGATCTACAAGTTTTTCGATTCTTTCTCTTTGAAATTCAGGCGCTACATCTTGTTCTGTTAAATTTAAAAAATTTAACACCTCCGGAGACGCTAAAGTAAATTTCTTTTCTTCCATTTTAATTAATTTTTACTTGCTTTCTTGATAAATGACGTTTATTTAGAATCTTTATATTTCTTGGCTGCAGACTTAGCCTTCTTGCGTTTTTCGTACTCTTCTCGTGTCTGCCATTTTTCTTTGCCCCACTTCTCCAAAGATTTTTGTTTCTCTCCTTTACCACCTTTATACCCACCGCCTGCTTCTTTGTATTCAGAAGCAAGAAGCTGAGCCTTCCTGGCACTCCATTGACCTGGCTTGCCTCCTTTGGATCCCTTCATGATGCGGTCTTTAATCCGCTCACGAAGTTCAGGTTTAGAGTACTTACTGTCGTCTTGGGCCATCAGGAAACAAACTTATTATTAAATCCCATGGGCATATTCATGCCTGCCATCTGCATACCGCCCATATTCCCAATGGCTCCAGGGAGATTGCTACCACCACCAGGAGACATGACCTGAGGGAGTTGGGGGCCAGGGAAATACATTTTCTGAATCTGTGGTGCAAACTCAGGATTGGCATTCATCAGACGCTGCACGTCCTCTGCACTTAATCCCTTGCGAGAACGACGAAAATCGCCCGCAGCACCACGGTTAATATCAAAGCTAGGGTTACCAGCCACCAGGGAACCGACGTTGCCTGGGGCGCCAGGGATGTTTTGTTCGCCGCCGTAATACATAACTGTGTCCTACAGTTCTTTTATTTTAACCTTCCTGAATTTCGTATTCAGCAGGGTCATTGATTTTCCAAAGATAAATGCCGTTTTCTTTTAAACGCCATTCAAGAACATCACCCTCTTGCCAGTTGAGTTCTTCTGTTAATTCTAGCGGCAATTCGATAAAGCAATCGCCATCATTGGTTTCTTGAACTTCGACAACGTAACTCATTTTGCCAAAAGCTTTTCTATTAGCTTATCAAGCTTAATATTAATTTGTTTAAAGTTTTCATGCAACTCCTGAATTTCCCTAAGGAAATCAACCTTCAGCACATATTCAAGAGGCATCCTGTTCACTTGGTCCTCCAGGTGGTCAATTCTTCGTTTTTGTGCTGAGAGGAAGTCTAGTGCAGCCTGCAATCGTTCTTGTTGACGATCCAGGATTTTATTGGCAATCCAGGTCCCACCGCCAAATGCAGAAATCACAGCGGTGAGTGCAATGGCTAAATACTCAGGACCCATTGTTTTACTCTTTTCTTTTTATTCTAATCTCAGTAATCAAGTTGAAGCTTTCCTTTTCTTGCTAAACCATTGACAAGCCATACAAGAGCATCAACACAATCATCATGTGAACTGACGCCAAAGTTTGTAAGTTCATCAAACATATCTGTAAAATTTCTAAAACGATTGAATATAATCTTGCGGTCTTCAAACATTCCCATAATTCCACGAAAACGCGATAGTTTATCTGCTCTAAACGATTTAACTGGATGCCAAATTAAATTATATAAACCCTCCTGATTTAAACAGACTCTTTTAAAATCAGCTTCCAACGAGGCCTGATATGCAACAGATTCACTCCATATATCACAAGTTGAATATGTTGGAAAATAATTTCTATTTTCATCTATTCCAATAATTGACCAGTCATTTAAAAGCTCCTTTAGGGCATCGAGTTTTTCGAGATTTCCCATAACCCGTAACCGCCTATAGTCAATAATATGAATGCGATCTTTGATACGACCTCCCAAAACCATGACCGTGTAATCATTTTTTTCTTTTGTACCAGCAGATAAATCTACACCAACACCAAGCGTATCAAATTCTGTTGAAATTTCAGCTTTAACAATAAGTTCAGGCGCTAGGGACAATTCATTTTGCCTGACAACTTGATTCATGTATTGAAAACTAAAGGCAACAGGAGCCTGCCTTTTTTTCTCTTTTAGGTAATCAAGTGACCACATTTCTGGCCAGTATGATTCTTGTTCACCTGTTTTAGGATTATTTAAAATTGCAGACAAAACAATTTGATTCCAATTGTTCTGTTCATTAAATGTTGTTGCATGTATATCATCATGCCTAAATCTAGTTCCAAGGCAAATAGCCCGTCCACCTTCAAACATGGTTGGTGCAATCACTGCGTTCCAGTTTTCTTGCATTTGCTTTCTGACATCAGGATTAGCAATGTCAGCAGCTGATTTGATTGCGTCATCAATACAAACAAGATGACTACGTTTAGATGTCACGGAACCTTTAAGACCAGCAGCGCATAAGGTAAATTGCTCATCACCTGTGGTATCAATACCAGCAAACCTATGATCAATAGACCAGTATTCATTACTGGTTACATTTTTCATCAAACGTACGGTTGGAAATACTTGCTGATATTCTTTACTTTCAATAATTCTTTTGATAGTAGCTGATTTGGATCTGGCAATATCAACCGTATAAGACAAATAAAGAATCTGCAACGGCATCTTAGCCATTGTATGAATGCCAATTGCCCAAGCAGTGAATAAACCTAGAATTGTAGATTTGGCACTACCTCTTGGCGCCAGCAGATCTACGTTGGGTCCAGCGATACGCAACAAACAACTGCTATTTTGTTCAGTTATAAAATGTCTATGCCAATTTAAATGGTGAGTTGCAGGGGGTTTATTTGCTACAAAATCACAAAAGAAACCAAAATCTGCTCTAGCCTTTTCAAGTTGCTCTTGATTTTTAGGTACACGTAATTGCTGTTGACGAGCAGCAGCTTTTGCGTTTCTCCTGTAAGCAAGATGCTGATATGAAGGCACAACATTAATTCAGTTCGTAACTGAATAATACCTTATTTTTTGTTTTCTTGATTTTTCTTTTGTTCTTTATATTTGCGAGCTTTGTCTAGCGCGGCTTTACGTTTTTCTTTATCAGACATTTCAGACCCATCTTCTTTCTTGGCTTCTTTTTTCTTGAAGTACTCAAGAAGCTGGGGTGGCATTTTACCTTTAGCCATTGATAAATTAATGCAATATTTTAAAACTATCCTACGACATCTATTCCTCTAACTGCATTCTGGACCACACTGCCATTGACGCCTCTTCCAGGGGGGACTCAATTGGGTCATCTTTAAAGATAAACATAAGTTCACGTATGGCTCGATCAGCACCTGCCATGAGCAAACCTTTGCGATCTTTTGCGGAAGTAAATTTTTCAACTTGATCAATATGGCCACGCAATTCTCTTTGTATTGCCGCAATGCGTGCAACACCAACATCACGTTTTACTGCGCCGGTTTCAATATCTGCCCGCAACTTACGTATATCTTCCTGCATCTGATCAATCTCATACAGAAGTTTCTTTCTGTGATCAGATTTTGGGTACTCCTCATTTATCCATGCATCACATGAAGCTATGGTTCCCTTGTAACCAAGGAAACGAGCATAGAGATAAATTTCAATTATGGAATAGGTATCTTCTGCAAAACTAATGAAGGACTCTTGAGACGAAGAATCTAAGTTATCAACCCAGGTATTAAATACCTCAATATCGATAAGCTCGTTGGGCCTGAC